CCAAGTTTACAACTTCGGGCAATGTGACTGCCGGGAATGTAACAGCCACTAACTATACCGGAAAAGTTACACATTCTATTAGAGATGCAGGCAACGCAACTGGTACCACATTAACACTTGATGTGATCACAGACGACATTGTTAAATGTACTTTTACTGATGCATTTACAGTGGCATTCGGTAATATCATCCCGGGTCGAGTGGTAGTATTGATTGCTACAAACACTTCGGCAGGGGATACCGATATCATTACCGCAGGTATTAGTGCTGTAAACATGCAAGGTGACAGCACATTAACGGTAAGCCCGCAAACTACTGCCATTATTACTTACTACAGTCTGGACAGCAATGTGGCTAGTATATACGCTTCGGCAGTATATGCTTAACCGAACTATTTGATTTCACTCAAAAATTAGTGTATACTAACACTGATGTTCAACTCTGTACAGGATTATACCCTAAGCATACTGCCCGCTAAGAAGAAACGTAGCCAAAGTGGTTGGTTAAGTTTCAATGCGGTGTGCTGTCATCACAACGGTGATAATGTAGATACCCGAGGCCGCGGCGGAGTTATTACCAATCCAGATGGCGGAGTGTCTTACCATTGCTTTAATTGTGGATTTAAGACTGGTTATCAGCCTGGCAGGCCACTGAGTTTCAAATATCGAAAATTTCTCAATTGGTTAGGTGCAGATGTCAATGAAGTACAACGACTAGTAGTCGAAGCGCTGAGGATCAAAGACTTAATTCAACCCGAAGACATCAAACCTATAGTCGAAGAAGAAATAACGTTCACTGCTCGCAAATTACCAAATGAAGCGTTAAGTTTTATGGCCTTGGTTGAATTTTATGAACTAGCAGATAGTCTTGACTATCCACAAGGTTTTAAACATGCAGTTGATTATGTATATCAAAGAAAAATTGATATGCAACGTTATGAATTTTATTGGACTCCCGAAGTAGAATATAAATTATCACATCGTGTTATTATTCCTTTTAAATACAAAGGTGAAGTAGTAGGCTATACGGCAAGAGCATCAAATGACGATGTTAAACCCAAATATCACAGTGATCATCCTGCCCATTTTGTTTTTAATTTAGATGAACAAAACCCGGACAGTAAATTTGTCATTGTCTGCGAAGGTCCTTTTGATGCCATGAGTGTAGATGGAGTAAGCACACAGACCAATGACATCAGTGAACAGCAGGCAGAGTTGATAGAATCTTTGGGTCGAGAAGTAATCGTAGTTCCAGACTTCGACAAACATGTCAACAAACAAGGCAAGGAAGTTTGGCCCGGGCAACAAACAATTAATCGTGCAATAGAATACGGATGGAGTGTGAGTTTCCCTGTGTGGAAAGACACTGCAAAAGATATCAATCATGCAGTTCAATTATATGGAAAACTGTTTGTTTTAAAAAGTATATTAGATGGTGTTGAATCTAATCCAATAAAAATACAGTTAATTACAAAGAAAAAGTAAATAGAAAAAATTATGTTTGACAAAATAACGTTTACCGGTTGCTCGTTTACAGTTGGAGAAGGGTTGCCTTTAGAAAAAGAAGATACAGAAAATTATTCGAATATAGTAAGCAATTATTTTTCTGCGTCTTGCAAAAATATAGCAGAGTCAGGAAATAATAATCACGATATTTTTGTTTCTGGAGTACAAGAACTTTTGTACAATACCCCTGACTTGCTAATAATTCAGTGGTCTGGTTTAAAAAGAATTAAATTTTGCCCATCGCCTAATGTCGATGACAATCTTAAAATTATTAATTACAAAGTAAATGAACATTTAATAAAAGTTTTAAATTCATGTCATGATACAATTTTTCATAATGAAAAAGAAATTCAATGGTTTCTAGACAAACTACTTTTGTTAAATCATGACGGTCAAAATATTGTTGATTTAGTAAAATATACTAATATTTTAGAGTCGTTGTCTAAAAAATTAAATTGCAAAATATTATTTGTAAATGGATTAATAGGATGGTCTAAAGATTTAGTAAATTATCAAATAAAGAATTTTCAGACTGATTTAACAGATTACACTAAGTCATTGATTGAAATAGAGTCTCGAGACGATAATGAAATTATAATGCTCTTAGAAAAACTACAATCTCATGTAAAAACTGTAAACTTTAATTTATGGTTGAATCCTTTTGATTCTTTTTACAAAATGACCGTAGACTTCGGTAACGACAATATGCATCCAGGGCCAAAAAGTCATGCTTTGTTTGCTAACAAAATTATAAATTATTTTAATATATGAATAAAAATTATACAGTTGATTTGCAAAAATTATTTTTGGAAATGATTCTGCAGAATGCAGAAAGTTATCTCCGTGTTCAAAATATTTACAATCCCGATAATTTTGATCGTAGTTTGAAAAATGCAGCTAAATTTATTAAAGAGCATGTGGACCAACATCGTACTATGCCTACAAAAGAACAGGTATTAGCAGTCACAGGCACAGAACTTAAACCGGTGCCTGACATTGGAGACAATCATTATGATTGGTTCATGATCGAATTTGAAGGATTCACTAAAAAATATGAACTAGAACGTGCTGTTCTAAAAGCCGCGGACATGATTGAAAAAGGGGACTTTGACCCTATTGAAAAGATTATCAAAGATGCTGTGCAGATTAGTTTAACCAAAGACATGGGCACAGACTACTTCGCAGACCCTCGTGCCCGATTAATGAAAATTAAAAGCAACAACGGGCAGATTAGCACAGGTTGGCCCACCATGGACAAGAGATTATTTGGTGGTATGAACCGCGGAGAGTTGAATATTTTTGCCGGAGGATCGGGCTCGGGTAAAAGCTTGTTCATGCAAAACATTGCATTAAATTGGGTGGTTGCTGGACTAAATGGTGTGTTTTTAACATTGGAACTCAGTGAAGAACTGTGCGCCATGCGTATTGACAGCATGGCTGCAAATGTCAGTACTAGAGAAATTTTTAAAGAACTGGACACAGTTGAATTAAAGATTGGCATGTTGGGCAAAAAGTCTGGTAGCCTGCGTATCAAATACATGCCAGCGCAGAGCAACGTCAATCAGATTCGTGCGTATCTCAAAGAATTAGAAGTACAGACTGGCCGTAAAACAGATTTTATTATGGTAGACTACTTGGATCTCGTTATGCCAGTCAGTGCCAAAGTCAGCCCCAATGATTTGTTTGTCAAAGACAAATACGTTTCGGAAGAGCTAAGAAACTTAGCCAAAGAATTCGGCGTGTTGATGATTACCGCTAGCCAATTAAATAGAAGTGCAGTTGAGGAGATTGAATTTGATCACAGTCATATCTCGGGAGGTATTAGTAAGATCAATACCGCAGACAATGTATTTGGAATTTTTACATCCAGAGCTATGCGTGAACGTGGTCGTTACCAGATCCAATTAATGAAAACTCGTAGTAGCAGCGGTGTGGGCATGAAAGTAGACTTAGATTATGACATCGACACACTACGTATTACAGATCCAGGTGAAGAAGCGCAGGGTACACCGGGTACAGTAAAGCCACAGGTTGGTAGCATTATGAGCAGTATTAAAGCAAGGTCCACTAGTGCAGATGACGCAGATGCGCCGAGAAAATTTGAAAGAGCGCAAGGAACTCCTGCATGGGAGAAACCAATCGTTGGAGGCTCAGGCGAAGCGCAAAATGCCAAACTTAAACAAATGTTAGCGGGATTAAAGAAAGTCGATTAAGTCAGCTAGCTCTGGCAGATAATTTTTAATAGATATATTTTTTACTTGATCTTGCAGACTAATACGATCTAGCATTGTGTAAAAATCTTTGTCATCTTGATCTGTGTGCGGGCTACCTATAAAAAACTCTAGGTCTTTAGTATGTCCAAATTTTTTAAATATGTATTCTTTAACGGTCCTCGGTAATGCACTAGGTCTAAAGTGACTTGGATTAATGACAGGATTAAAATGATAATTTAAATTTTCTTTTTTGAACCATTCTACAGTTTCATGATGATATAAAACATTTAAATTGCTAGTAGTATGACTAACACTATTGTTATCTGTAATAGTTCTAAAAAATTCTAAATTCTCTAAGAGTTTGTCCCATTTAAGAGGAAATCGCATGTATTCAAATACAGGACCTAAGCCATCTATGCTAATATTAAAACTTACATTTTTAAATTTTTTAAGTAAATCTTTTTTATTTTGATCCAAGTCAACACTACCGTTTGTAGTAAAAGTAATAAAACAATTAGTATTGTTGTATTCTATTAATTTTTCCAATATATAAAAATTTAATTTTTCGTATAACGGTTCTCCGCCTACAAAATTTATTGTTATTAAATTTTTTAAATTTAACTCGTTATCAATTTTTTCTTTGGTGATTGATGTGCTTGTTCTAGGAATAATGTTAAGTTTTCTTTCTAACGGAGCCCATGCACTGCTTGGCCCGGAACCACAAGTAACACATGTTGAATTGCAGGTATTGCTAGTAACACTTTTTACCATTAGAGTTTGATATTTGCCATTTCTGACATCTTCTTCTATGAATCGAATATCTCTATTCCAGTAAAAATCTAAAGCAGAGTTTTTTAATTTTCTATCACTAATTAATCCAGCATCTTCCAGTTTCCAACAAGCTGAGCAAAATGAACTTCTTTTTTGGGATAAAATGTCTGATCTGACATTGTTTATGTTATAATGTTTTGGTAATAGACAGCAATGTTTCCCCTTGCTGCCACTGCTAAACTCATAGCCAAAAAATGGCAAAACACAAAAGTAATTGTTCATAGCATTTGAATAGTATATAATAAATATATTTAATCTGGAGCAAAATTTTGCAAAAAAAGACTCGTAGTTTACTGGAAGAACTAGATTCGTTACGATTACACAAAGATAAAGAGAATCTTGTGGAAAGCCGAGCCAATCACGTCATTACTGGCGCCATACATCTTATTAACTTTATTCGTGAAAATTACGATAAAGAACAAGCAGAAGAATTGGAACGTAGATTAATAAACAGCATTAGGTCGCAGGACACAGCTAAATTTAGCCGCGGCGTTAAAAGGATTTCATATGAAAGTAAATGAAGTTATTACTGAAGCCGGGGTATGGCAAGGTATTAAGAATGTGGGCCGCGGCCTTGGTCAAGCGATGGGCGGCGCTGCAACTAAAGCAGTCCGGGGACTAGATTTACTTGCAGGTGGATCAGGAGATGTGGGAACTAGAGCACAGCGGGCACAGCGCCAAACAGACTTACTTAAAAATAATTTAGCTAAGATAGACAAAGAATTACCTAAACAAGCTTTGGCATATTTTCAGACTCGACTGGCAGATCAGGGCATGAACTTAGATGATCCCACTAGTTTTAATCCGACGGCTGTTAGAAATGACATGCGGGCGTTTGCTTTCGAATTTTTTGCAGGCGGCGAAGATCAGCAAGTTAAATCCTACATAGCACAAACTTTGCCTTTTGAACCACTGCCTAATAAAATAGATAGACAGACTGCATTAAATTATTTTAAGGAAATAACAAAAATAAGATCCAATGCTGCAATATGGGTATCACAAAATCAAGAAAATCTTGCCCGAGCAGAGAAAAAACGAACTGACGGGCCTGCGCCCGGGATTGCTCAAAGTGTGTCAGTGGTTAATTCTGCAGACCCGTTAATTTTACGATATAAAAACACAGACTTTGCTCTTACTGATGACGACAGATGGGTGTATTTTGGTAGCAAAAAAGAAGCAAGTCCCGAAATGACGCAATTTTTAAATAGACAATTAAGTAAACTATGAAATTATTTGAAATTAAAGAAGCTCCTGCGGCATGGTTATTATGTGAAGCAGCAGAAGGCAAAAATGTACACTTAGAACATGTGGAAGATCTTGTCTACAATGAAGGTTATTTAGGCGCACAAAAAGCACTTAACTATATGGAGGGCCTTCGCAGAATGTTTGCACAAGGAGAAGGTCAACCAGTTAAAGTTACAGTAAAATGGGACGGAGCTCCTGCTATCATCTGCGGCACTGATCCATTGGATGGCAAATTTTTTGTAGGTACAAAAAGTGTATTTTCTAAAAATGAACCTAAACTATGCAAAAGTGCAAAAGATATTAGAAACTTTTATGGGGCACAAGAAGGACTAGCCAACAAACTTACCATTGCCTTAAAATATTTGAGTAAATTAGGCATAGGTAATGTGCTGCAAGGCGACTTGATGTTTACACCTGGGGATGTCACAACTGCTGCTTTGCCCAGCGGTGCTGGCACAGAAGAATGCTATATTTTCACTCCTAACACTATTACCTATGCAGTGCCTGTAAACAGTGAATTAGGCAAAAGAATTGAAAAAGCTAAAATAGGTATAATTTTTCATACAGCCTATGAAGGTGATAGTTTACCTAACATGCAGGCTGTTTTTGGTGCGTCTGTGGCTGGCCTACAACCTAACAGTGCTGTTTGGTATGACGACGCTACATATAAAGACTTTACGGGCAGAGCCAGTTTGACACCCGACGAAGATGCAAGAATTAAGGGTACATTAACTGCTGCTGCAACTACATTCAAGAAAATTAAGGAAAAAGACTTTAATCGTATTATCTTTACTGGCCGTACTACTAAAGGCGGCGATGAAGAAATGACAGAATTTGCCACTTACATTAAACCTTTCATTAATAACATGGTGCGTGGTGGAACACAGGTAGGCGACCCCACAACATTCTTGAAGAATTTCCTGACATTTTACAAAGGTAAAATG